AAAGGAAAATAAAATGAAGATTCAAGATATGACTCTCAAGGAAAAGAATGAACTGCTGACTACGCTGTGGCTTGATTCGTCGGTGACGCTTCTTGGTGTTAAAGATGATATTGTGAGCAGTATTGATCGTGATCAGGCTGTTGACGATTATGATGTGGCTCAGTATGATTCGTATCAGTTCCTTTTGCCTTATGAAACTGATGACGATGTGTTTGAGTTTACCTCCGAAGATATTGAAGCTTTCGCTCGTACGTGGTAACAATAAAGCCCCTCGGTTATAAGCCGAGGGGCTTTTTTTATGCCTTAATCAGGCGAATACGAGGTACCATGCTGATTTGTCGGCGGGTGCGAGTGCTACGTATCGTGTTGCGCCTGACCCGCCCATGTAGTGTGCCCAAATGTATCCGTCTGCAATCGTACCACCTTCGGCCAAATTGACGGTCTGTCCGTAGTGATACTGAGCTACTACCTGTGCTGAAGTGGATGGAGCAGACCTCACGTTGAGCACGTCAACGTTGACCTTGTACGTGCGTGGAATAATGGTTACGTTATTGTTTGCTGGTGCTGGTGCGGGTGTGGTTGCCGTGCGCGGGTGGAAGTATCCGATGATACCGTTCTTGCTGATCGTGACGTATCCGGCTTTGTTTGGATTCTGTGACATAGTGTTAAGAGTCCCGTTGCCATTGTCTCGCACTACGATCGCCACGTGATTCATGCCGTTACCGTTCCAAAATGCCACGTCACCGTAAGACGGTGTGTAGTTGGCACTTTCGCGGCTGAATGTGTTTTGCAATGCTTGGGAGCGATCATATCGCGCAGAATAGACGCTTGCGGCGTATCCGTCTACGGTGTTGGTGTCGGCTGCTGGAATGCCGTATACGTTTCGGGCGTAACTGCTCCATAAGTCCCAACATTGTCCGCCGTATGCGCCGTCCATGTCGATAGTCTGTCCGTTAACGTTGTTTAGCCATGTCTGGATATCCATGTTAGTTTTCCTTCTTGTGTTTGGGGGTATTGTTGTTTGCAAATACGCTCATAAATGGGGCGTCCGCAAGTTCGGGATTGATTGCGGTAATGTTTTCCAAAATGGAGGTAAGCTCGATGAGGCTGATACCGCCGACCGTGCACACGAATACGCTGACCGGCAATCCGAGATCTACATGTAGATTGATCATGTCCACAAAATAGGCTACCAATGTGAGCATGAGGTAGGCGAATTTATGCCATAATCCTTGACGCATTTTTTGGGAGCTGAGCGTATCTTGCAAGATGGCTTTGGCAATGCCGGTGACATAATCCACGATAATGAAAAAGACTACCGCGAACACACACCACACGTCCGTTGCTGTCATTGTCATTAATTATCCTCCTATTTTCCTAGTAATTCTCCAATAATCAAGCCAAAATCGGCCTTGACCTGTGAATCGTCGAATCTTATTTTACCTAACCGGTAGCCGGTGGTGAGTCGTCTTATAATATCGTCTGATTTTTTGACGTACCACGTTTTTTCGTCAACATGATTGGGGTCTAGTGTGTAGACTGGTCTGGTGTTGTCTTTGGGGATGCGCCGTGAAACATATTGTGAAACGTGCCCGTCGCGTTCGGATACGCTAGCCCAAATACCGAAACGAGCGTAATCCGTAGTGTCCAAAATATATGAGAGTTCGCCGTCGCTAGGAATGGGCGCTAGCAACGTGTCCGATTCGTCACGGAATTTGTTGCGAATCGCGTAATCAGCATAATCGCCATCATACTGCTCAAGAAACTGTCCGAACTTTGACTTGGCGACTTTGGCCGAGAAACCACCATAATCGGCCAATTCGAGACACACGAACCCACCACAATACAGCTTATACTGCTGTTGGTTGGCTTGCTGTGCGCCAATGTCAAGTCGGTATTTCGCGAAATAGGGGTTAGCTTTTTGTACGGCGTTAGACAGAAACAGTACTTTTGTCCTATCCTGCCAACGGTCAACGGTATTGTAAAACTCGCTAAAACTGTTTACCTCATTGCTTAAAAACCGCAGATTGTCGGGGAAAATCTCGTCGAAAATAATCAAGTGAACTTTAGGATAGGCTACTGACTTCAGTCCGCCCGCCTGTGAGAGTGCGACGAAATAGCAGCATGTGCGCCAATCCTTTTCGTCCCATGAAGTTTTATGAATTTGCCCCTTTTCACCGTTCACACGGAACTCGTACTGCGGGAAAAACTCTTGAATATCTTTGAAAAAGGTTTCCTTGCGGTGTTGTTCCACGTCCGTACGACGCAAATAAATAAACTCATGGCCGTGCTTAATGTACTCTTTTAGCCCGTATCGTTTTGCGGCGAATGTTTTGCCTAGGCCGCGTGCGCCAATAATGAAATTCCACGACGCGTTACGGGTGAGCAGATTGTGCAGATCATAGTAGTCATCTTCGGCCAATGTCTGTAATGCCATATGCTCACCTCCTAAAACAATGAGAGCGTAACGTCATGACCACCGTTACGCTCCCACTAGTTACGGTCGGCTCAAGGGAAGTTATCACATGCCGACAACCATTATTATATCACACGTTTAGAATGCGGGCGGATTCGATTTTCCATCCCACACGCTTAACAATGAATACGCCTGATTATACCTGTTGCTGTAAGGCTGGAATGGATATGTGGCGAGAATATTATCGCGTAACCCCGCAAGATTAGACGCTTTTGGCACCTTGAGTGCGTTAGCGGGCGACTGGTGGTAAGCCGTCACCCATAGGATTTGCATTTTATCGTCTTCGTACTCTTGCGGGTATCCGGCGTAATCTTCGGCAAACTGCTTGCGCTGTCCCTCGTGGGATTCGCTACGTGCCGCCCATGTCTCGAATGCTTCCGCTTCTGCTTGTGTGAGGTTTCGTGTAAATTCTCCCCCGCTCTCCATGAGTGCCGCGATCTCGGGAGCAGCTGTTTTGAATGCGGCATAGCCGGTCGGGTCTGCCGCTTTCATCGCGTTGAGCACTTGCAAGCGGCGTCCGAAACTCCATTGGGCAATACCAATGCCTTGGAGGTTCGCCGCTTCCACCGCGTCCCACCGCAAACCGGCTTCCACCGTGCCGACCACGTACAAGGCATACGAGTTTTCTGGCGATACTGAGGTTGACGGGTGCGCCTGACCGTTATCTTCGGACGGCTGACTTTGTGAAGCTTTTTCGGAAAAATTATTGGCCGTTGTCTTGTAAAAAATACGGGTGCGCGCCCCGCTGTTGTCTGTCTCGTGTAGATATAGATTGTCGCCCTGCAAATGTATCCACGCGCCCCCTCGTCCGGTATCGGGGTGCCCTTGATTATTGTCTCCGGTGGGATTATCCACGTCCGGTTTCGGCATGGTACGGGGATGCAGATAACCCAATAACCCGTCAATCGGAAACCATTTCAAGGCGCTAGCGTCCGGATTTTGGGTGATGATGTAAATGCTGTTGTTTTTTATGCCCTCATTGCCCGCTACTATCGCCACATGAGTGTAAGGGGTATACGTGCCGTATCCCCATATTGCAACGTCGCCCGCGACCGGCGAATACCCATTGGCGGGGATACGCTCGTACACTTGTTCGCACCGCGCGGATACCGGGTATGAGGTATATAAGCCTCCCGCGTAGCCGGTGGGGGTTATGCAGTCTTGAATACTCATGCTATACATGTCCATGCTGTATTTTGCCCACAAGTCCCAGCATTGTGCGCCATACGCCCCGTCCATGTCCCAAAAACGGTTTTTCGTCTGGTCAATCCATTGGGTAAAAGTAATAGCCATACACCAAGTATAGTGTATGGCTATTGATATCAGACAATGCTAGGCGGCGTAGGATGCCATGAAGCTCGCGTTGCCTTGGTCTGCGGTGGTGGCGTCGAAAATACCCCACACTCCGTTCGGCTGGATATATGCAAGTCTCGGCTGAGATTTGTTGCCGTTTGTCACTATCCACGGCCAAATATTGTGCCGTGGATATGCCCATTTCGCCAAATCTCCACCCTTACCTTCGCCTATCGACGGAATCTGCCCCTGTCCGTCCGCCACGATAATGCCGTTTTGCAGCTTAAACTCCACGGGCATACTGCCGAGCATGGAAACGGCATACTCCTGTCTGCCGCGGTAACTATCACGACACGCCGTGTATAGGTATTTTGCGATAACCTTAGCGCCAGTCTCATTAGGGTGAATGTCGCCCGAAGGGAACCAGCCGGTTTCGCTCTTGCACCAAACATAAGCGCTATCGGCCACCACCACACGATGATTGCCCAAACCGCCCGCGATCGCACCGCTGAACAATCCACTATATTTATTCATGCCATCTTCATTGAGCGTGGCGTGATCGAAAAGCATGGGGGCAATCACGATGATCGCGTTCGGAAACGCTGCGATCATTGCCGACACAACCTCACGTGCCTTGGGCAATCCGGTATCATAGTTTAGGATATCGTTGCGGCCACCGGCGCAGACGGCGACTTTTACCTTGCTTTTATCCACGCTGGCGTCCGCTACGCAGTTGGCTACCTGCTGTGCAAAAGTAGGGATACCGGACACGTTAAAGCCCGCACCCGCTTTCGCGTAGTTTTTCCACGTCAGCTCCGGCAGCATGGTAGACAGCTGATATGACCAAGTGCGTTCCCGCGTGTTATCAGCGTACGAGTCCCCGAACGTCACCAAAAATCCGTCTGCATATTGTGCCTGTCCGAGCTTTTCCTTGATTGCCGCAATCTGAGCGGAATTGCTAGCAACCAAAGGGGATAGCGTGGTTATGTCCGACGTGTTTTTATCCCATTGAGCCTTTGCTGCCGTAGCATTGTCGGCAGAATCCGCGCCAAGCGCGTCAAGGATATTCTTGTTTAAATCTGCCTTGCCGATGGCGGTTGTGGCGTCCGTTCCGGCCTTATCCCATTTGGTTTTATTCGCGGTGGCGTGTGCGGTAGTGTCGGCTCCCAATGCGGTGAGGATTGCCGTATTGCCGTTGGCTTTGCTTACGGCGCTCGCCGCCTCCGCCATTGCTTCGACCGCATCCGTACCGGCCTTGTCCCATTTGGTTTTCGCAGTGGTGGCATTATCCACCGTATTGTCCACAAGCAGTGCTTTCATCACTGCTTCGTCATGGGTTTCTCGCGCTTCCACGCCTTCGATGCGATTGAGGTGGGTTTCCAAAGTGGTATCAATGGTGCGCATGGAGCCGTTATAACCGTCCCTCAAGTCGGCGGGGTCATTGTCACCGTAAAGGTTTAGGCCGTAATTATCGGTTTTTGTATATACCGTAGCCATTTACGTTAGTCCTTTTCTCGAATTTGAGTTTGTAGCTGGGTGAGAATCTGATCGATCATACGCATGGCATGATTGTAGCCATCTCTCATATCCATAGGCGTTGCATCGTTGTAGAGGGGCAACCCCCAATGACGTGTCACATCATATGCGGCCACGTCAACGGGGGTTGCTTGCGGCTGATCTGCCATGGTCTATCAGTCTCCCGAAGCAGTGGTGGAAACGAACGGCAGCCCTTCCGCAGTAACCTTCGTATCGGTAAGATTCTTGACGGTATACTGTCCGCCTCCGGTGGCCGGAACGCGGTTGAGGAAGTGATTGAGCGCGGCACCGAGCGCGCCGGCATTAGCGCTGGATAGTCCAAGCGCAGTCGTGAACGCCTTCAATCCTTCCGGCAATGCTTCCGGCGTTGGGATTGCGTCGATTTTATCCGACTGCGTTTTCAACGTCGTGTCGACGATATCCATTGAACGGTTGTATTGAGCTTGAAGGTTCGGCGCGTCCGTTGCGTCATACTTTTCAAGATTGTAATGAGCGGTTTTCTGAGTCATTTTTCCTCCTATTTATTGTTATTTATTCATGAGTTTTCATGAAATTATTTTTCACAATGCCGTTGGCCAAATTTTCGACCGTAAGTGCCGTAACCGGCTCCCCATCGTCAACGTGCACGTCACGAGGGGTAATGCGGGGCTCGTCGTTGTGAAAAATGGTTTTGTTGCCGAGCACGGCCATTTCCAAACAAGTGTGAGCCGACGCCATCGGCACGGAAAGCTGTGCCATCTGGTTAACTCGCGCGCCGAACACGGCCAACTCGCGGTACATGTCTCGGTTCGAGTTTTTAGAATCCTCGTACTTGCCGCGCGTCGGATTGTACGTCAAGTCCGAATCTTCGTACTGTCCGACCTGCTTTTCCAAGTCATCCAACGTCTTGTTAATGCGCTCGAATTGCGTATTGAAATCGGCCACCAATTGTTTGATCGCCTCAATATCCGCCGTTTCGTCTTTTGCGAGATTATCGAGCTGCTCCCTGAGCTGATCGAGATGATCGGCCACCTCCTGCACATAGCCGAGTACGGTAAGCGTATCGCGATATGAAAATGGCTGAACCGTCGTAAAATAGCGCTGTCGTGGGTCGATATCCAAGGGGGCGGCGCACGTGTTTATCCCGTCCATATATTCCTCCAATCTGTCTATGTTAAGTATACTCTAATGACCGAGATTATAGGCGAGACTCGTAGAATACAGCTGGGGTACGTTGGTCATGTTGTCGCCGCTACCCCACATACCCAAGAAGAGATCTTCCAACGAATTGATTACCATCATGTCAATATTAAGCATGGTATTGCGCCAGTCAAGCAAAAGCTGCGATTGTGAGCCACTGGTTCCGAGCGTGTGTGACACGCTGTTTCCTTTGTCTGAAGAGTGCGCGTAATCGGTGTTGCTCGTGCTGGTTGCGGTGGCCGAACTATCCTGTTGCGTGCTTGTATGCGTGTTGCCGAGCGAATCGGTTTGTGAAGCGCTGGTAGCGAATTGCTTAAAATCGTCGATACGGGTCTGCGGAAACTCGGAATTAAAAGTCATGGATGAGTTGTCGGCGGTAGTGTCGGACGTGCTGTTTGCAGTGGACTCGTTTGACTGTGTGCCACTCGATTTGCCGCTTGACTCGTTGGTGCTGGTCGAATCCATCTCCTGCCGGATATCGGACGTGATAAAAGGGTCAAACTTACGTTGCGCTGACATGTACAGCTGATTGAAATAGTCCATTTGCTCCCGCATAGTACGCCCAAGATAAAATACGAACATTTGCGGCGTTTCTGACCCGATTTCACGTAGTGCGTAGTGCGCTACGATTTTCTCATTCAATTTCGCACGATAGTTTTCGTCGAAAATCGGATAATATTGCGAACTTAAATGTAGTTTTTCGTCCGTATTAAAACCACGGTCAATCAGATTACCAAGCGTCAAGGTGTAATCGGCCATACTGTCTTTGATCGCATACATGCTCAAGTCTTGAGTCATTGTCCATCCTCTTCTTTGTTTCCGTCCACATCCAGCAAACCACCGGACGTGGTGTCGTTCCACTCGATACCGACGGGGTATCCCGAGTCGGCCATTTGCGGCCACAGCCGGTTAATCGTATCGCACGCTTGTTGACGCGCCTTGAGATAGCTCAGGCGGAACACGTTTGTACGGGAGTTTCCTGCTGTTACTTCCGACTCAAGCAACCTTTCCTTTTTTTCGGTAGTTGAATTGTCAATCCCCAAATAATTTACTAATTCGTTCCAAATCTGCGTTTTCGTGGTGATGATTTTATCTGCAAGAAAAGGGGTGACGTTGGGGAACGTCTGGAACATGCCGGTAATGTCCGCCGAGTCGTACGTATAAATGTACGGGTCGCCGTCTTCGCGCGCCTTCATCAAATTTTGGGCGGTGAGCTTATTGGTCTCGGACGTGGCGATAATCAGCGGCACCGAAATATTATCCAAATTCACGTCCAAAGCGCGATCTGCGATAGCCAATCGCGTCGCATAGTTCCACATGACATCAATCATCGTGCAACGTAGCTGATTATCCCAAATGGGCACGCATTCCTTGCTTCCGATCTGCGGGTGCGAGTAATTCGTGGCGACGGGCTGAAAGCTGGTGGGGTTGTTATAATTATTCACGCCGCCAATATTGCCTGAAGTGACCATAAACCGGTTGACCCCCTTACGTTTGTCGGGGAAAAAGAGGGCTAGTCCGTTCTCAAAAAGCGTCAATTCGAGGTAACGTTCGTCAATGTATGAGGGTAAGTTAATCCATTTGAATCGGCTTACGGCCAACATTTCAATCAATTTCATGTACTGGTTGATTCTGAGTGATTGTCGCATTTCAGGGAGATTAAGATTACCCCACATAGAGCCGAGCACGCTCTGATTATCCCAGTGCGCGGCCTTCCGCGCGTTATTACGTCTACCCATAATCACCGTCCTTAATATAATAATGGAGAGAGTTATATTGCTCTCTCCATTATATATGTCAGTATGCGATACCCGGTAGTGGCGCATTGTCCGCATAATCGGTGACACCGATCTTTTCCGGGTCGGTCCACACGGTCACGCCACTTTCAAAAATACCTTTGACCGTCAAACGGTACTCTTCGGGGCATGTGCTTGAACGCACGTATAGCTCATGCAGCTTCCAATACGTGAAATTACTCATTGCCATAAGATTTGCCGGTAGTTGCATGAACCTTTGAACGTAGTAGCCGTATCTTAGCCACACTTCACCAATGGCTTGCATGGCGGCGGGTGGAATCTGCCTAAACCGCACCATGACCCCGATCAGCCCGTTCGCCAAGTTAAAGGCGTCACCCCCTAGAGCGCCTGATGTGGTGGGAGGTACGGTTTGTGTCTGCTGCACCTGAGCGTTGATACCGGCGATCGTGTTTTCGTAATCGCCTTGCGCGGTAGCCTGAGCTAATTGCTTGTTCATATCCGCTAATTGCATGGCCTGCTGATTGGACAAATTCGTTTGCGCGAGTGAAAAAGCGTTGGCCTGTGAGGTCGAGGCATTGTTGGTGGTTTGCGTGTTCGCTAATTGCTGGTTGGCCGTCGATACATTGTTATTGTAGGTCTGCTGGTTCGTCCATGCGCCAATGGCGGTGCCCGCGACCGCTCCAGCCACACCGCCAAGATTGCCGGTGACGGCGGCTCCTGCGGCGTTCGCAATACCTGAGCCTATCGTATTAAGCTGCGCCATTTGATTATTGAATCCGAGATTTTTCAAGGTCAGATCGGTGCCCATCTGCGCCGACTGGTTCGAGATCGCATTCATGGCGTTACGGTTCGACGTGCCCAGCCGGTTTTGCGCGCTTGCATACTGGGTGCCCAATTGCGCTTGAGCGTAGGCGTTGTTGATGCCCATTTGCGTTTTCTGGTATCCCCAGTCGGCGGTTCGCTGGGCATACTGCCTAGTGTATGCGCTGTTTGCAAGCGCAAGCGCCGAGCCATTATTGACTGCCATAAAGGTCGGGAAATTGGTGATGCCGAAACTTGCGTTGAGCATGTCGCCCGTATCGATCGGCAATCCTTTGCCGTCCGGCAATGGTTGACGTTCCCCGATGCTTCCCGCATGATATCCGCGCGCGTAGAAGTTCAGGCGGGGGGAGGGGGGCGCGTAATTCCATGCCTCGCGGATAATCAGATCAGCCGAGGGGATCTGTTCAGGCTCGTAGGTTATGACCGTTCCGTTCAAACAACTGCATTCAACATAAGCGTAAGGGGCGGTCAAAAATTTCTTCAGGTGCTTGTATCGTTCCGGCAAAGTAAAGGCGTCGCGGAAATTCTTAAGATTGATAATATCCGTGTAGCGTGCGCTGGAGTTGTCGTTTCGTTTGCGTAGCTCCCAGCAATTGCCGACGAATCCGACCGAATGGCCGAAGAGTTCCGTCTTTTTCGGCTGACCGTCCAATAACGCTTGCGGCAGATGGGGTACCGCATAAATCCCGCAAATGCCCTGAGTAACCCATGGGGCATTCATTCCCTCGGTAAAGAATGCGACAATGTCGGCGGGAGTGTCCAAATAGTACATGCTGGTGCCATTTAACTGGCTTTCAAAAGCACTACCCGTGGCCGTGTTGACCGTTGGATTATCCTTGGTGCCGGGGCTTGCTTCGAGGTCGGTGGTGCTCACGATGATTAGTCCGTATGACGTGTATTTCACGCCATCATGCGTACCCACATCCATAAGCGGTTTCCACGATTCGTTTGTAAGTACGGTGCATTTGCCGGTATCGAGTCCTTCGGGCAAATCCAAGTATGTTCTTCCATAGTCCTTCCACGCATTTTCGTTAGCAACGCCTACATGCCCCCTTTCCACGTAGGCATTGCCAAGCTGGATATCATGCTGGAAAGACTGCCACACGTCCAACTGAATATTCAATTGTGTGGTGTTGGCATTGATATAGTCACAGGTCTGGATGAAATAATACCAACTGCGAGGAGTGTCGAAGTCGTAGTCGTTCGTGGCGATGAGGTAGTTGTATTGCGACGCTTGTGCGAACGGCACCGGCAGTCTCACGGGCAGTCCGTACTTGCTCATGGTGCAATTCGTAAATTCGATACCCTGCAATCGGTCGAAATACTCTTTCTGAGCTTGCTTATCCCATTTGACTATATCCCTGTAACCTATGTCCCACGGAACGTTGCAAAGTTTAAATCTTGTGTTTGGCGTCCATTTCGCATACGAAAAATTGATGGGTAGATCGTTCGCCGTCATTGTTGAGCCTCCTAAAAAAGAATGGGATGCAATACCATGCATCCCATTCTATCGCACTTAGTGAAGGTCAAGCGGTTACTGTGATGTCCGCATTGGCGGTTACTCCGCCAAAAGTAGCAGATATCTTAGCCGTACCAGCACTTACGCCTTGAGCCGTATAGACACCATTGGGAGTCAAGACGCCGCCGCCGCTGGCGATCTTCCAAAGACTGAGGTTGGTTACATCAGCGGTATTGCCGTCCGTCTTGGTAACAATCGCCTTGAGCGCCGTATGACCATTAATCTTAATCGACTTTTCGCCCTGAATCTCAATGGATTCAATGGCTCCGACCTTCCAACCGCCGAGCCATTCACCGACCACCGGTACGGACAGTGCGGCGGAAACCGTCTGATCAACCTCAGGATGAGCGGGGTCGATATAGGTAGCCTGAGCCGTGACCTTAAGCACTTCAGCGGTTTCGTCGAGACCACAACGGAGGATACCTCCGTTATCGATCGAAGTGAACTGGGAGGTTGCGCCCTCGACCTTGTATTCAATACCGACAGGCTGGAATGTCGCCGTATCCTTGTTGGCACTGGAAATGGTGGACACCACCTGTACCAAATCGCCACGGGACACATCTTGGGGAGTGACAGCGTTCTGACCGTACTTCTTTACGCGCAATTCAAACACCGGCGTGGAAGTGGTGAGCGTATCCGGTAGCGTCACGGACTCAGCGGAACCTTCGCCCGTCCAAAACAGCACGGCGTTAGCAAACGGATTAGGGGTGATGGAACCCCTATGCTTGTAAAAGATATTGCGCGTGCCGTCAATCGGGTTCACAGGGGAATTGGTAGTCTCCAACATTTCATCCCAACAGAAGAAGAAGTCTTCGGTGGTCAGCACGGCCTGTACCTTGCCACCGGCACCGCCAATGCCGAACATATCTTCCGGAATCGGAATAATACGGTACGGCACGTTAACCTTGTCAATGTTAAAGGCGGCGGCCAATGCTTCCACGTTGAGCGCGGCGATCACCTGCGGGGTCGCGAAGAGAATGGCTTCCGAGTCGCGCCACGGAGTGACCCAGCTCATAGCGTTGTATCGCGGCATGGCCGACATTGGGGACGCCTTCAATTCGTTGGCAGTCTGCTGGATGAGACGCAACAACCCTTTGGCGTCCGCTTCGGTCGAGTCGGCCTTGCCAACATCAGGGGTATGCACCCTATAAAAACCGCCCTTACGAGCATACTCGGCAAAGGTTTGCGTCTTCATAAGATACATGTCGTTCCTATCGCTGAGGATAGGCGCGTTCATGATCTCGCTAATGTAATCCGACATGCCGGACTCGCCGTCGAACGCGGTTAGCAAGGCGTCTTCCGGGATGGTGACGGGGTAGTAGTGATCAAAAGTAAGGGGGTGGAATACGGACGCGGTCGGCAATGAATAACGGCCATACACGTCATCACCCAAGTATTCCTTGTTAAAATTACGGGTGCGGGCCTTGACTAGGCCGACTGCGGCCTGTTCGTACGTGCTGCCGTAGCGCTTGAGGGTGCGTGGGGAGCCGATCAGCTTGAGCGGGTCATCCCAGTCCGCATGTTGGATATACAGGCCGATGAGGCGCTGGATTAGCACCCCCGTGAACTCGTCTCGTAGGTAGGGAAAATTGCGCATGGTGTCCACGGCATTGCGAATATTGCCCTGCGTAGCAGACGGGATACGGGTTTGAAACTGGGGGCTGGTGGCGTTGCGGACGGCGTTGAAGATCTCAACGTCACCCTTACCAGCCAATGGTCGAATATTGGACATTATCTATACCTTTCTTGTTTAGTCGAACAAATCTTCGATAGACTCGCTACCATTATCGCCGTCGCCGTCATCGTCGGGGTCGGGGTCGGGGTCATTGTAGCCGAGCGTGTCCATCATGGCTTTCAACGCGGCCAATTCCTTTTCGATGCTGTCAAGGCGTGCGGAAACATCCGGCTGTGACGGTTCCGGTTCCGGTTCCTCTTTTGGCTTGACTTCATCGTCTACGGTTTCGGTTTGCTGTTCTTCTTCGGTCGGCGGTGGGGTGGTGTTTTCCTCGCCGTCATTGTTTGGGTCTGCCATGCAAGCTCCTTACGATTGGTAATGTTTCCATCAAATTATATCATGCGGCGGGAGAAATAAAATGACCCCGCAATCACGCGGGGTCTGAATCGTCCTATCAGAGCGCAAAAGTGATGATCGTAGGGCACTACCGCCACGATAGTGATATTCATGGGTCGGCGGCATTCTCAGCCGTGGCAGTTCGACCCATGTTATTCCCAGTCGAAAATCGACGCTCACAAGACAATAGGTATTATAGCATGACCACTGTTCCGTAATCGTCCATGACTTGCGTTCCATGCCGGAACTTTTCGTAAGGGATGGGTTGTGAGAACATGTTTCCGGCCATGCATACGTCAACTTCCCCGTCTTCTCTCCATCCTTGATACCGGTTCATGCCGAGAATGGTCAATTTTTCGTATCGTGCGGCGATCTTCCATTTACCGAGTTCGGTCGGGTGAATGTCGCATGATTTCACGGGTTCCCAGCCGGATAGGATGCATCCATCCGTGTTGGCGTATAGCAGTCGGTTGGAGTTCGCGTGGCATACGGTCATAAGTTTGCGGCGTGCGTAGGCGTTGACCCATACGGGCACGGGCAAATAGTCGGTTTTCAGATTCGATTCTTCGCGTTGCGCGATATCCCAGTCCAAGGTTATGCCGTCTTTGGAGAGGGGGAGCATGACGGCGCCTTTAGGTAGACTCGCCATTTTGCCTACAAGCGCGTTCATAATAAGTTTCGCCATTTGCCGCTTCTCGCCCGTCGCCTTCTGCTTCAATTCCCCCCATTCATCCACGAACGAACGGAAAAACCCCTTGCTTTGCCGGAACTTCCACCCCCGTACATGCTTGTAGACACTCACTTCATAATTGTCGTATAAAAGTTGCTGGTCAATATCGGTGAGAACCCTTGTAACATATCCCCTAGTGCTGGTGAGTCGATTGGGCCCGTACACGCTGCGGTTGTCCGATAAAAAGGGGTATCCGTCCGGTTTGAGTTCCGCACGAAACGTGAGTTCGTCACAATGCAACGGCATATCATCATCTTGCTTATACTCGCCTTCATATGGTTCCGGTAGACCCCATGGCAACCATTCATCTCGCAATATGCTCGGATACATGGAATTGCAGTCGACGTCGATAGCCCTATCGTATGCTCCCTCTTTCGCGACCATGAATCCGCCGATGTAAGCGTCATGTAATGACTTTTTATCTTCGGACTTAAGTTGTGGGAATTTGTCGTAATACCATTTCCACTCTCCGGCGGCGAAGGCTTCCATGCTTGCACCTCCCGCTGTGATCTTGCACAAACCACGATTATCGTATTCGCGCAGAATATTGAGCAGTTGAGTGTCAGACATAGTGAGCTTGCAGTTTTCCCGCAAGAGATTCGATATATCGAAAAAACGTGCGGAATTTTCGCGGTCAATCCGCACCGTAAAGCTGAAAAATTTGCCTTTTTTCGAGACAATGGCGTCCCAGCTCATATTAGCATTATGTTCATTGTGGGGGAGAGAGTGTACGACGTGCGCTATAAAAGGGTCGAGCAAATCCGGATTAGTCACGTAGACGGTGAGTTTGCCGCCCGTCATGATGGACGCCAAAAGGCGATTAGGTGCGGTAATGTCACGTAGTACGGTACCGTCCGTGAATCGTATGACATTATCCGCGCACCATAATCCAACTCTGCTATCGCCGCCCACTGTCATAGTATATAACTTCCCTTGTTTTCAATCTCTACTTTTCCAGTGCGCCCGCTTCCGCCAACCACCGGTCAAACTGCCGACGCGAACGCTGATACCCCTCACTATTATCTCGGAACACCGAAGCAAAACCGTGCCGGACGGGGTCATACACCGTCCAATCGAACACGATACGAGGGGCGTCCGTCTGTTCGATAAACGCACGTTTTTGCTCGGCTGACAGTTGACGGAACCGTTTCAATCGTTTCGAGCCGAGCGTAGTGGCCAATATTTTCTCGAACACTTCGTAACGTCCGCGAGTCATATAGGACGGCCAATTATGATCATCATACAAGTCCTTGCCCTGTCTGCCTGTTCCCCGCTTTTTGGACGGTTCGTGTTTCCGTTCGGTGCGCAAGCCCAAGATTTCGGCGACATCATGCAATTGCTCCCGCAGCTCGTTGCGGTGTCCGCTCTCCAATTGGCTGCGCACAAATGCTTCATCGCTCAGCACGTTGGTCATTTGCAAAAAGTCCGTAAGCTTGGAAGGGATGATCTGGTCACGTCCAAAACCCTCTCCCGTAGTGCCTTCAAGTTCTGCCATGCGCTGATCATACACACTACGTTTCGGCATGGCCTGTTCGCGGTTCCAATCGTTGATTTTCTGCCGTGCCGCATTGATCTTCCGCTGCTGCTGTCTCAACAGTTTGCGCCGTTTCGCCACCGGCTCCGCTTGGATTTGCGCGTCCGAGATTGGCGTGCGCTGGGCAAACATGATATCTTTTTTCGTCGGCTTTTCCGCAGCAGTGGCATGGTATGGGGTTGCTTTCGCTTCCGCTATGGCTTGTTTCTTCTGTTTCTCCCATTCCTTGCCGAGCGTTTTAGCGATATTGACCAATTGTTTGTCGGCGGTTTTTGCAAGATTCGAGTGGGAGTAAGCGCCAAGCTGTTTGACGTTACGGGCGGCACGGGCTTGCGCGGCTTGACGTGCCTTAACATGCTTCTGTTTTCGACTGCGAGACATAGCGCACCCCTTTAAGATGGCGAGAGCACCCAAAGTTGGGTGCTCTCAATGAACGAACGCTACCTAACGATTATAGCAAGTTCACTTCGTCTCTTCGTCCACCGGCTCAATGCTGAAAAACTTGAAGCCACGGCGGGAGCGGCGTTCCACCACCTTGATAGCGAGGGGTGCGTCCCAAGTGTTCGGGGTTCCGAAGATACCAAACATGGTATTCAAGCCGGCCGCGAGAGTCGGGGAGGTGGCGGCGTATGCCTTGTTGTCGTCGGTTACGATGATAACGCGCACAGTATTGGAGATCTCACCAGTCTGATCGTCCGTCACCTGTACGGCCTGTGCGACGGCGTTCACCATGTTCAGGGTTTCGTTGAGGTGTTCGTCGAGCTTTTCGGCGTTCTGCAATGCGCTGTAGAGCTTGATTTTGCCTTCACGGGTGGAAGTGTCGATGAAGTGCTGGACGGTGCCGAGTTCGGTGCTTTCGGTGTTGAATGCGACAAGTGCGGTGTTGGTGTTTTCCATGATATTTTACCTTCCCTTATGGTTATTGTTTTTTGTTTTCAGGCTTATGCCTAAAATCTTTTATATCACATGCCGTCATTATTTTCAATTTCGGCGTGTCGTTTTGTATGTTCTTCGGGTTTCCATTCTTGCGGCTCCTCAAAAGTCGCATACTTGTAAAAAGTTTCCTCATTCATGGAGACTTTTTGCGAGAAAATATTGATGGAACGTGGAATGAAGTTTGGAAACAGTTTTTTCGCACGAATCGAATACGCACGGGTATCCTTAAGCCTCCCATCGATAACGTGCTCAGCTTCCATAAAATCGCCGTCCACCAATTCCATGCCCTTGAGTACGGCATACACCCGTGTACGGAAAATATCGGTTTTGGTTCTAGCCAATTTTTACCTCCCTTGTAGTAAGATTTTTTGCAAGTCTTCATCATTGTATCGTATCGTGTCCAGTCTGTCAAAATTTTTAAACACGGCAATGATCAAATTCTGAGCCTGTGGACTGTTAAAAATCGTGCAACAATCGTACGATGTGCCCCCCTTGACGGCACAGACGGCACACCATGCGATCAAGTTAGGTGGGTTCACAGTGCCGTCCATGTATTCCACATCATACGTGCGGGACAGGGCGGCGGCGAGTCCATCCCATATGGTCAGACTACCGCAAATCTGCGAGACGGTAATCACCGCTTGCGTAAACCATTCGCTAGGAGATTCCCGCCACAATTCACACAGCATATTGACCGCCCTACAGCATGATTCGTAATCACCATAGCCCATATCATAACGCTTCAGATTCAACTCACGCTTCCGACCCCTCGTAGCCTTGACGATACGGGGGCTTTCCATGATCGCATCGTCAAACCGGCGCATTCGATAGATAGGTGTACGATCATTGCCGCGATTAAACATAATAGCGCCTCTCTACGCGGAAGTACGAAATATTCTTGACATGTGATGAGATTGACGCCCATTTGCGAATCAAATTGGCCGCGTCATCATATGAGGTGGCGTATCCGACTTCGATAGGGGGTTTATCGCCATGCCTGAGAAATGCTAGTGCAACAAAAGTTTCATACATGACTAAAACTCCACTCCGTCATTACCGGACTCGGTACCAAACCACCACATGCCAAACCACAGATCCGTACTTGGGCACCGTTTCGGCGGCGTAAAAGCGTCACCCTTACGTTTCACTCCCGCCCAGTATGCTCTCAACCGCCAATACGTATCAGCATAAGGGCAATCCTTACAGACCCACGAATGAATCCAACCACGAAAATACATAATCAATCCCTATCCAAAAGCGGCGTGTGGGCAATGTCGATAGCGTCCAACATTAAATCGACAACCTGACTGCCATCACCCGCATCATACGCACAGAGCGCTGACCCGCCACATACGCCACCGCACGGCGAACGGAACTGTACAGCATACCTCAATTCATATCGATGACCGTGAGGACAATACCATAACACCACCTGTCCTCCCACAAATGGAGAATCAAATGTAGCAACCTTCATATCACTTTTAACCATTTCAAAATCCTTTCACGACAAAAACCAATACAATCGCCACACTCGCTACAAGCATGACCAAAAAACAAAACGTATCGCGCCAATCGCGCGGCAGTTCGCAAAACACCGTAGCGGCCATCGTGAGAAACAGTGCGGAAAGAATGCAGACGGCAACAATCATGCCAACCATTATAACACCTCAGAATACATGAAAATCTCTATAGAAATGCCTGAAATCATAATCACGACAGTACTTTATACCATCCTCCAAGTCGATAAAATCCATTATAGACTCATACTCACCGCAAAGTCCACAATACAGCTGGAATTGATAATCAACTCCACCCGGCCCACTAAAATCACACGACGTCTCACGCCAACGAAACCTCTGCTCCATCCCTAGATACTCGTCAAAAACAGTAAAATAATGCCATTCCACAATACCAGCACCACCTATCAGACTATAATTTCCACCATACTTAAAAGCACGAACAGGACAGCGCATGTACACAGCACAATCCCACAAAAAGCAAGAAATAAAACCTCCCAAACACTACATGGCCAAACCTCTTTACATACCAATATCATCAAACAAATGGTAGCCAAACAGCCAACAAAACCCGCTAAGCAAAGAACAAACTGTATTACGCAAAACATAAGTAGCCCCTTCTAAACCAAAGACACTCGAACTACGCCAACCATGGTACTATCCATGTCAAACGTGGCATTATCGATATTCACGTCCACGTCCACACCGGAGTACATATGACGGATATAAGACAACACACCGTCCAATGACGCTTTCAACGACGTTGTATAAAACACGCCACTAGGCTTCACACAATCAGGCATGATCTCAAACACCTGAAAACCATTGTTGGTGATAATAAAATACCACATGTTGACTCACCTTTACTCAATAGACCCTACACGAAACTGTAGATAAAACTTATTGTCAACACAGGATGCAAACACATCCCTCACACTAAAAGTCATGTCCGGATAATCCTCCTCCATAACCTCCAAAGCCTTTCTTTTTGCGACATTAAAAGCGTTCCCTTTAACGTGATCTATAAGCAAAGTATGACGAAAATACTCTCCATACTTGTTAGAACAGCTCCAGCTAAGCCGAGCGCTTACAGGATATTCTCTCTCAGATAGTGCTACCATATATTCAAAATCACGGGTAATCATTTACTTACCTCCAATCAACGGTCAAACGATTCAAACTGCTTCAACAATTCCTCACGCATTGCGTCAGTCAACGTCACATCATAACGTTTAAACTCGCCACAACGCGAACGCTCTGCACGAACAAAACGCCACGAACGCTTCTCATATACAAGCGTGAAATGAGTGCTCATAGGGACGCCACGATAAGCGTTCGGAAAATCCTGAGAGTTCAAATCAACATGAACAGTCAGACCCTCCATACTCTTCTTAGTGCAATCCTTAAACTTCTGTTCAAGAACCGAAGCGGCACCATATACTTCATCAATATCGACGGTGCGAGTGCGGACAAGATGATTAGCCTTGTCAAGCTGAAACTGAATTCCCGCGTCATGCTTGTGATTAAGAATGATATTCACTTTATTTTTCCTTC